CGCTGTAACGGTCACTCAACCTAGTTTTTACAGAGTCAACTTTGTCTGGATTCTTTTTAATATAAGCAATAAATTGTTTAGTTAAAGCTTCTCCGTCTTCGTTTGTCTTTGGTGGTTCGTTCTTGGCTGCGGGTTTGTTCTTCTTTTCAATTACCTCTACTTCTTCTGTATTTGTATCCATATCAGGTTCAATGCCTAACAGCATTTTGATGGCATATCTGCGCCCGTAGGTCAGGCTTCCGCCCCATGTGAACATCGGCTTGTTGCCCATGTCTTCAGGTAAAAAGATAGGAAGCTCACTTGTGATTTCTTGCCCTGAATCAACATGAATCAAACGAGTCAAAATAATTGAAACACCGTCACAAGTTGAAGTAGGAGGTTGAATTAAAAGCAATCCATTCTGGTGCAATACGGGTTGGATGACTGAAAGCATTTCTTCCAGTGGAATGTATTGATAGTTATAACCTTCTTTGCTTCTTGCTAAAGAAGGGCATTGCTTTTGAAAGTTTTGGAGTGCTTGATAAAGTTCTTTCATTTCTAATTAGGGGTTGATGGAAATGCCCAACGTGGAAGCGTAAGGCTTTGGACTCCAGATTCACTATGGCTCGGCCAGTGATCTGAAATCTGACATTCTGAAATCTGATCTAACGCTCGCCGCCGTTGTCTATATCCAAGATCAATACTCTGCTCATCTAATTCATATAAACCAACGTCAAACGGCCACTCTGATTGAACAACTAGAAAAATAAATCTTTTTGCTCCTGTAACTTCTAAATAATGAGCAGCTTGAAGATGATAGCCAAAGTTAGCAACAGCTTTTGCAAATTCTTTTGGAGCTGCACCAGAGCGACTTGTCTTTAGGTCAACAATTGTATTCCCCGTAAACCAGTCACTTCTAGCTTTTACATCAAGGCTTGTTGATTCATCAACGCTCCACCATGATTTTTCTGCTACTCCTGTTGCTAATAAATCCGTTGCCTCCTTCTCGTTATACACAGACTCACGCATTGCCATTGCTAAATCCCATTGGTCGTTAGTAACAGCCGTAATACCTTTGGCCTCGGCTTCTGCTGCTTCCTCCTTCCCTTTCTTTGTTGTACGGCTAGAGACAACCTTGAATTGATTTTCTAGGTCATTTGGTTCAAGGATTGCCGCATGAGTCAAGCTTCCAAGAATTAATGCTGGAGTTGATTTCTTTTCAGGACGGTCAGGATTTAAAAAGCTATTCCAATAAGCTCTAGGGCCATGTTTGTCCATGACTTTGATCATTGATGATGAAACTGCAAAATGCTTGTGATATTCAGCATTTGAAATCTGTACGCTGCCTTGTGTCATGCTGCCTCCTTGTATAAAGAAGAACCTGGGCCAAAGTTCTGCACAACCTTGGGCCAAGTTCGCATAATCAAAGCCTTGTCATCAGGCGTTGCAATCAAAGCTGCTTTAGCTAATTGCTTTAAAAACGGGCTGCTATCAGAGCTTTCAATAACAGAATTAAAGGTGTTGAAAACTTCTTGCGAGGTCATTGGAAAAAATAGATACATTAGGTTTGGACGTTGGGCGGCTATCAGGGGTTGGTTGTCGCCTGACTCCTTATTTTTGTAGCTGCTCACACGCCGCTTGGATGCCCGCATTACAATCCGCCTGGGTCATCTTTGTTAACGCTCCGCTGGTTGCGTTGAAATAAACGAGGCTGGCGATAATACCGAAAGTAAAAAGTTTCATGGGGTTGTTGCTTACAGTTTAATTATACATCCCTATACACCCCTGTCAACCTCTATACACCTCTCATAAAAAAAAAAAGAGGAGGTTTAGTCCTCCTCGTAGTCCTCAAGAAAATCAGTCAAGTTCTCAGTGAGGTTATAAATTTTGATCTCTTCAAGATCTCCGTTATCAATGATTGCCTTAGCTAACGCTTTAGCGGCGGCAATAGTTGACTCATGCATGGAAAGAAAAAATGCGTGAACTTGCTCATTATACACCCCTATACACCCCTGTCTATGTTCACGGGGCAGGAACCAGCATATGTTGTGCGTGCTCACTAGAGCGTCCGTCCTCCCAACGGACTGTGCAATAAACACAAGGAGTTCCTTTTTTATTGTGTAGCACTCTCATTGATGACACCTTTCCAACGAGAGGACTAATTTTTAGGAAGACTCCCGTATTTCGTTTTTTGTTTACCCTGTCGTGGATCTGATAGCGAAATGTAGCGGCCATTGTTTTGTAGGTAAGAGAATAAAAAAGAGCCTTGCGGCTCCTGATGGTTTACTTGTCGGTTTCAATCAAGTGGTATGCGTGGGTGTCGTACTCCTTGAGTATTCCAGCTTTTGTAACTCCTGTAATCCCTAGTTCGCTTTTGATTCTGGTAGCTACTAGGTCAGGTCGTCCGATCCAAGTCCAGGCATCCCACTTTGCAATTGGTTTACCAGAAATAGAAATGCCTAGTTCACCTTTTCTTTCTTTGACAAGTGCGTGGCTGTATTCTCTAGCGGTTTGTCTTTTTAGAACTGTTCCGTCTGGAGTAGTGACAGTTACGAATCTTTTAGCCATTTGTAATTGGGGTTGTTTACTTCTCTATTATACACCTCAATACACCCCTGTCCACCCCTGTTACAAATTGGCAATAAAAAAGCCCCGACTAGCGGGGCGGTGGTTTAAGGCCAGAACTCGGCAAGACTTGTTAAATCTTTTAGTCCTGAAATAAAGAAGCCGCCGCCTTGTTCTCCTGTATGAGGATTTTCAACGTGGTCTTTTAGCTGAATCCATAGATAAGGATCAAATTCATCTGGAGAACCTTTTTTAGGTTTCCCCCAATTATCAAGATGATCTATGTCGGGATGAGCTAAGGCTTCTTTCCAAGAACGTGGTTTTGCCATCTTTAGAAAAGAATGGCGGTGACTGCCAGTCCTGCTGCGATGGCAAATAGAACGGTGACTTCCTGTTCTAGATTTTTAACCCTGCGGCTCAAGCCTTCGTTGGTTGCTTCGAGATCTTGATTCTTCGTGAACAAAACGGCTCTTGTCAATTTTGAAGGAATCTTGACGGCTGATGATGTCATATCAAAATGGGGTTGGATTTAATTCAGGTTGCGATCCTGATTTTGGTTCGTGCTGGAGCTACCAGATCACGGGTAGGGCTTCACTACCAGTTGCCAGGATGCGGTAGAACTTGGAACCCCTTCGCGTATCAGGTTTAAATAGCGATGGATTGCGGCCCATGCCCCTGCCCGTTTTTAGCGGGAGAATACGCGGCTCTCTTGCCGCAGGATTTACCCAGTTCTACCTGGATCCCCAGGAGCTTTCTGAGGATTTCTCCCTCAGTTCCGCCTGATACTCTTTTATTATATACATGGCTATACACCCCTGTACATCCCTCTTTACGAAATGAAACAATTCCTTGATTGGCTTGGCTCTCCCTTCGTTTATCGCAGCCCTGTTGGTCTTCAAGGTTTCAGGGCTGGTCTCATGCAACTCTCTAATAGACAGTTACAACCGTTAGCAGGTACTCAAAGCCACGTGAAAAAAACCGTTCTGGTCGATAGAATAATTGCGAGCATGAAATAAGGGCAGCCGCCAGCCACCCTTACTTCTCTCTAGTACATGGGAGGGTGATGGGGACTTCTTCCTTTCCCATGTATCAAAATATTAACTTAATCAGGCGATCTGACAACTTCAACGGGAAAGCCTTTAGAGCGTAGATCTTTTATTCGATATTCCTGAATCTTACTTAACCGTCCCTTTAGTGCCTTCACCTCTACAAATCGCACTTCATTCGGTTTAAGCAATAGCAGATCAGGATAACCATTTTTATTTGTCTTAAGCAGCTTGATCACCTCGTAACCGTCTTTCTCGTATTTTTTCACCAGCTTCGCTTGATAATTCGCCTCGGACCTTGTTGTAATGACTGATCGTGAAATTTTCTTTCTTTCTGACTGTTCGATAAACTCGACTTTCAATTCCATTGGCCGCAAATATATATCTAATTCTAGGCGGGGTGTCACGCCCCAGGAAGCTCGCTCGATCTCTTGCTTGGAGGTACGAGAGTGCTGCAAAGTCAACGCCCAGAAAAACAAGATACGTTGCACTACTTAAATTCACTCCCTCACGGCTGGCTCTTACCTGCCCAATAAAAACAGCATCCTTGTTTGCATTAAATTCTTCTGGACTATCGGTTGCATTAGGAAACGCTTCATAGAGCATTTTTCGTTCTGCTTCATAGCAGTACATAATTGCAAGCTTATGGTTTCCATATCGTTGCTTGATGTACTCAGCTTTTGACCGATCAAAAATAATTCCCTTACCGCTTTCTTCTGGAATAACCGTTCCACAGTAAAGCTGTTTTAATTTGCTTAGTTTCTTTGCTCCCGTATCGGCAAGAATAGTTTGACCTTCAAGAGTAGATATTCCATCATCAATAATATCTTGAGCTAATCCATACGTTGTTTCGTTCATCTCTACATATCGGACAGCTTCATCAATCTTCGTCTCAAACCCTGCATCTTCTTGAGTCATCCGTACAACATACGGATCAATATCTTTCAAAATTAATTCTTTATTAGCGTTGGAGTAATCGTTAACTGTTTGACCTGTTCCAACATATTTCTGACCAATATCGACATAACCTTTTTTAGCCCACTCGTAAAAATTTTTGTACTGCGCCCAGACTGGACGGTGCAATGTCATCTGGTGGTAGAGCTGTGAATAAGATTCTGGTGATGCCGTACCGCTCATTAAGAGCACCTTTTCATAACTCATCTGTCTTAAGTTCTTCCATCTTCCACTTGGTTTTGGATACGCACCAATGGAGTGTGCTTCATCAACAATCAATAACTGCCAAAATGTCCACGCCACTTTGGGCAACCGTTCATAATTAATAATTAAAACTTTATCTTGCAGTCCTAAAGCTTTGGCATCTTTTTCAATGCTTGGGATTGCTTTTTTCTTTGTCACTAATAAACACCGTTGGATGCCTAACCGTTCGATCAAACTTAAAGCGGTCAAGGTTTTGCCAGTCCTTACCTCACCCATAAGATAAGCAAACTGTTTTCGTGCGAGTAACCAATACAACTTATCGGCTGCCTCTTTTTGATACTCTCTGAGTTGAATCATTGACGGGGTTGGATTTAGTGGTATCTTACACATATCTACTACCAAAGCAACCCCAGTGGACTTAGACATCGAACTGAAGACAATCAACACTCAGCTAACGAAAGAACAAATTAAATGGTTAGACGAAAATAAACCGCCTGAACTTTCTAGAGCTGGTTTCATCAGAACAATTATCCGTCATGCAATGACTAAAAAGCAGCTTGACGCTTACGAATCTCAGTTAACTAGATAATCCAATGTCAATTAAAGATGAAATTCTTCGCTTGCCGAAGGAATGGCGGTTTGTCGCCGTTCAAAATAAAAGACCCTATCAAAATGATTGGCAGAAAAATCCTTTAACCCGTTCACAACTATTTAAAGAAATTACAGCAGGTAGGTCAACTGGTATTGGTGTTTGCTGTGGTACTCCTAGCGGCGGTCTTCTCTTCTTAGATCACGATGGTCAATCCGCTTCAGAAGTCCTCACCGAGTGGGGATTTTCTGTCGGCTCTTTACCTCCTTCTTGGATGGTCACTTCTGGCCGTGTTGGTCGTTTTCAACTCATCTACAAAATCCCAGAAAAATATTGGTCGAAAATAAAAACACGCAAATTTCAAACAGGCGTTAAAGATTCTGATGGCTCCGTTGAACAGATCGAACTCAGGTGGGATGGAGCGCAATCAATTGTCTCTGGTAAACATCCAACAACTGATGGATACCGTTGGATGGATGGACGCTCGCCTGATGATCTTGAAATAGCAGAAGCTCCTTTAGCCATTATCAAAAAGATGATGGAACCTAAGAAGAAAAACAAAACTGCACCCGTTGAAGTTTTTAACTCAGACATCGATAAAGCCCGTTCTCTTCTCCAATCCATCAACCCAAGCCGAATAGATGACTACGACCAATGGTTGAAAATTGGAATGGCGGCTCACTCCGCAGGTGATTCACTTCTCGGAGATTGGGAAGAACTTTCAAGTAAGAACAGCAAATATAAACCAGGAGAATGTGCAAAGAAATGGGATTCTTTTAAACGCTCTGGGATCTCGCTCGGTACACTTCAAAAATTTGCTAAAGAAGATGGTTGGACTCCGCCTCCTCGCGTTTTTCCTGATTCTGTTGTTCCTGCTCAAACAGAGCAAACAACTCCGATCCCTTCAAAACTTGAACAGCTCACATCACAAGAATTAATTTCATTCCTACGAAAGTCAAAACAAGAGATTCGCTTCAATACCTTTTCACATTCAATCGAAATGGATGGTGAAGTAATAAAAAATATCGAGCTGTTTTATTTGACGCTCGCCGAACTTGGTTACAAAGTCGAAAAGCAAATGGCGATAGATTGCCTTCTCAAAGTTGCACATGAAAACAAATATAATCCCGTCAAACTTTATTTAGATCACGTTTCTTCTGAAGTTGAACCTACATATATTGACCGATTAGCAACAACATATCTCAGACCGCAAGACGCATCTATTGATGAACCAACAATCTACGATGCAATGCTTAAGGTAACTCTGATAAACGCCGTAAGGAGAGTTTATCTTCCTGGCTGTAAACATGATTCTGCAACTGTTCTTCAGGGGAAGCAGGGGATAAAAAAATCTTCCTTTTGGCAAACGCTCTTTGGCCCCTTTTTCTCGGACGCTCTTGATGACATCTCTTCAAAAGATTCGATCTTGACTTTGCACAGATCATGGGGAATGGAATGGGCCGAATTAGATTCGATCACATCTAGAAAACACGCTGGTCATATTAAATCTTTTTTATCTCGTGCTACCGATTTCTTACGGGTTCCTTACGGTAAAGCGGTAGAAGAATGGCCTCGTTCTGGCATTATCGTTGGTTCCTCTAATAAAGAATCAGGTTTGTTATTTGATGACACTGGCAACAGACGTTTTCATGTTATTCCTTGCACCGCTACATCCATTGATCTTGATTCACTCCAGTTAGAACGTGATGCAATATGGGCCGCAGCCGTTCAAGCTTGGAAAAATAAAGAGTCACATTTCCTAACCTTTGAACAGGAAAATCAGATCGAAAAAGAGAATTTAGGTTACATGGTTGACTCGCCTTGGCTAACCGTTATCAACCAATGGTTGAATAATCCTGTTAATCAAAGTACCGATATAACCATTGAAAAACTACTTACCGAAGCAATCGAAAAACCAGTGGAACGTCAAACAAAATCCGACACCATGACCGTCTCATCTATTCTCAAAAGTTTGAAGTATGAGAGAAAGAAAAAAAGAGTTGAGGGAACACCTAAGTGGGTTTGGAACTTGCAAAAGTTGTAAGTTCCCTCCTGTTCCCTCCTCTGTTCCTACGGGTGGGAACGCTCAAAAATCCCTAGCCATCTATCTTCTTACTATATGTTCCCTATGTTCCTATGTTTTTATATATAAATATAGAGATAGGGATATATAGGGTATATATATAGCTCAGGTAAGTTTGTAAGGAAGGTGGTACACACTAGGAACGTGGGAACACTATCTAATCTCATTTCTGTCTCATGCACGTCTCAAAAAAGAATCAACCCGTTGTTGATCGCCTCATTATGTTGCTCGCTCAATCTGAATATGTCGCGGATGCAATCTTGGATAATGCCCTTGAAGAACAAGAGCGTTTAGATCCCAAAGTTGTTGCTGGTTTGATGCAATATCTTGTTAAAGTTGCAGACATACTCAACGCAGCAGAACAAGCCGACCTTAAGCCTTTGTCCAATGAATGAGTTATATTTTGCCTATGGCTAAAAAAGCAACAGACAGGGAAATTGATTGCAGGGTTAATTCTGTCTACAACTTATTGATTAATGGCCACAGTAAAACCCAGGTGGTGCAGTACTGCGCGGAAAATTACGGTGTTAAATTAAGGCAATCAGAAGAGTACATTTCAAGAGCGCGTAAGCTTCAACAATTAGATGCTGAATTGGAGCGACCACAGTGGCTTTTATCTGCTCTATCTCGTTTACAAAATTACGAAGCTCAGTCTGCAAAACGTGGTAATCATCAAGCTGCTTTACGCGCAGTGGAATTACAAGCTCGGTTATTGAGGTTCGAATTAAGTTGACTTCGTTAATTGCCGGAATATGTGATAACGAGCCGCTTACTGCTTTTGCTTATCAATCTTCTATTAATAGTTTGCCAACAGCAGAAGAAGTAAAGGCTCGAATACTTGAAGGACTCTTACCGCACCAGGAGAAGTTCTGCCTGAATACTGAATCGAGAAAACTTGGACTTGTTTGTGGTTTTGGAGCAGGAAAAACACATGGCTTAGTTGCTAAAGCTTGCATGATTGCCGCCGATAATGTTGGTTTTGTTTCAGCTCTTTTTGAACCAACTTCACCGATGGTTCGGGATATTCTTATTAGAACGCTTAATGATTTATTAGATCAGTGGGAAATTCCTTTTACTTTTAGGGCAAGTCCGTTACCTGAATATACGCTTCATTTTGCCGAAGGAAATCATCAAATATTGCTTAGAACGATCCTGACTTATCAACGTTTGCGGGGCCAAAATCTCTGCGCGGTTGGATTTGATGAGGCAGATACGATCCCTATGGGTGAAGCAACTAACGCCATGAATATGGCATTGGCAAGATTGAGATCAGGTAATAATCAACAGTTCTATGCGTCAACAACTCCAGAGGGTTATGGTTGGGCGTTTCATACGTTCGACAAAGAAGCAACAGAAGATACTGCATTGATAAGAGCAAGAACAATGGATAATCCTTATTTACCTGACGGATTCATTGATTCTTTGCGAACTAATTACTCAGAACAATTAATAAAAGCTTATCTTGAAGGGTGCTTCGTCAACCTAACCACTGGACAAGTCTATGATCGGTTCTCTAGAGATATTCACGTTAAAGATAATTTGCCTGATTACAGTCAGGAAATATTAAAAATAGGCATTGATTTCAACGTAGATAATACAAACGCTGTTGTATGTGTGCGGGACGGAAATAAGCTCGTCATAATAGATGAAATAGTTAAAGCCCACGACACTGACGCACTAGCACAGGAAATCGTAAGGCGTTATCCCAATCGTAAAATCCAGGTATTTCCAGATGCTTCAGGTTCGCAACGCTCAACCAACGCAAATGCCTCTCGGACAGATATATCCATACTCCAATCTTACGGGTTTGAAAATATGTCGCCGCGCTCGAACCCCGCAATCAAAGATCGAGTCCAGACTTTGCAAAATCTTCTCTGTAACTCAAAAGGGGAATCACGCTTGGAGGTTAGCTCCCGTGTGCGACGTGTGATTGAGTGCCTTGAGCTGCAATCGTGGGATGAAAAAACACAACAACCAGATAAGCTTAATGGTTTCGATCACATGAATGACGCATTAGGATACTGTGTATATCGAGAGTTCTCTATTCTGTATGCTCGTGCGGGTAGCAGAACAGGAATTAGAATCTATTAAAGAGGTTTAACGCCGTGGCTTACAGTGCATACAGTGGATATAGAACTTATAGAGGTATTGCGGAAGCAAAAGTTAATAAGGTGTCTGATCCTAACCAGCAATGGTTGAATCAAGAACCTCATTGGATCCTTCCAGAAACGATTGTTCAAGGAACGTATGAAATAAGAAGTAAGCATCGAAAATATCTTCCACAAGAAGAACGCGAATCAGATTTAAGTTATGACGCTCGGTTAGCAAGAAGTGTTTTATCTCCTTACTTCATACGAATTGAAAGGATGTTAGCGGGGATGTTAACTCGTAAGCCTGTCCAGTTAAATGACACTGCTGATGCTATAAGGGAAGATTTATTTGATATAGACCTTAGTGGAAACGACATTTCTATATTCACCTATGAGTTAACGCGCAAGCTATTACGCTACGGCCATATTGGCTGTCTTGTTGATAGTCCCTCTTTAGAAACAGGTGAAGGCCGTCCATATTGGACTACTTACACACCAAGGGACATCATTGGTTGGAGAACAGAAAAAAAAGATGGAAAAGATGAATTAACACAACTTCGATTAGCTGAACAAGTGCTGGTTGAAGATGGGTTATATGGAGTAAAAGAAGTTCAACAAATCAGGGTATTAACGCCAGGTGGGTTTGAAATTCATCGTAAGAATAAAGAGAAAAGTGATTGGGTACTGCATGAAGAAGGAACGACATCACTTGATTACATTCCTTTTTCTGTTGCGTATGCAAACAAGGTTGGATATATGGAATCAAGGCCACCGATGAGCGATATAGCTGAATTAAATTTGAAGCATTATCAAATACAAAGTGATTACGACAATATCTTGCATATCTCGGCTGTTCCAATGCTCTCGATCTTTGGGATGCCTCCAAGTGATAGTGAAATTAGTGCTGGCCCAGGAGAAGCTTTTGCGATGCCAGCCGAAGCAAGAATTGAATATATAGAACCAGGCGGCAGTAGCTTCTCAGCACAACAAGAACGACTTAAAGAGATAGCATCTCAGATTAACGAATTGGGCCTAGCGGCAATACTAGGCCAAAAGCTCAGTGCTGAGACGGCGACTTCTAAGGCTATTGATAGAAGTCAATCAGATGCCACCATGCTTTATATCGCGCAGCAAGTTCAAGATTTAATTGATAATAGTTTGCGTTTTCATGCTGATTATTTAGGTGTTGAACCGGGCAGCTCTTATGTTAATCGCGACTTCTTAGCATCTCGTTTAGATCCTCAAGAGATCAATAGCGTTCTTCAACTTTATACAGCAAATACAATCAGCCAAGAAAGCTTGCTAAAGATGTTGGCCGAGGGCAATGTATTACCTGATGAGTTTGACGTTGAAGAAGAAGTTGAAGCAACACAGGTAGCAGGATTAATTGAGATGGAACCACCTGAGAAGAAGGAAAAAGAAGAAACAGTACAAGTTGAAGAGTGATAAATGGCCCCACAAACAAAGAAAGAAGGCACACCAGCGATTCTGTATCGGAACGCTATTGACTTAAATCGCTTTAGTAATGGGGTTCAAAATAGACTTGTAAAAGCTAATAAAAAAGTTCTTGTTCGTGCAATTGAGCAGTTAGCAAAGATTGATGATTCAGAGAAGCCGTCATATAAAGCCGCAAGATTAAGAGCGTTATTGAAACAGACAAAAGAATCACTAGCCACTTGGAGAAAAGAAAGTGTTGCGGTGATGATTAAAGAGTTAGAAGGAATTGCAGATGTTCAAGCTGGTTTTGTAGAAAGTCAAATAGAAAAAGCATTGCCTAGCGGAGTATTAAGAAGCGAATTAAATCCAACAGGTTATAGCGTTCAAACTGTTGCGGTAAGTCCAGATTTTGCAAAGGCGGTAGTCACAAAAGATCCTAGTGTTGTCACGTTAAGAGCAACAGGAACTTTTGATTTAACAGCAGCGCAAGGAGCACAATTAACACTGCCTAATGGTGACACTGTTGAAAAAGCATTTAGAGGAATTGCATCTAGGGAACTAAGTAACTTTAAGCAAACGGTTAGAACAGGTCTTTTATCTGGTGAACCGACAGAAGATATTGTTCGTCAGTTAATGGGTAATTTGGAGTTTGGTCAAAGAGCTGGAACACCATTACAAGCGGCATTGTCTGGTGACGCTGGCTTCAAAATGGCTAGGCATCAAATCAGGACAGTTGTTAGAACAAGTGTTAATCAGGTTTCTAATGCAGCAAGTAAGCAAGTTTATAAAGCAAATGAAGATGTAACAGAGAAGTACCGTTATGTTGCGACGCTAGATAGTAGAACCTCGGCTTTATGTGCATCACTTGATGGACAAGAGTTTGAATATGACAAAGGCCCAGAACCACCACAGCATTTTAATTGCAGGTCAACAACTGTTGCTGTTATTGATTGGGACGGATTAAGGAAGAAGTATCCCAAATTAAAATTTGATGATCCAGCCGAAGGAAAAAGAGCCGCAGCAGGAGGAATGGTTCCTGCTGACACTACTTATGGGAAATGGTTGCATGGGCAAAGAGCCAGAACTAAGTCAGGGAAGTTATCTCAATTCACACCTGGACCAAGACAGATTGAAGCATTAGGAAAAGAAAAGGCTAAATATTTTAATCGTTTAGCTAATAAGTATGGGGCAGATGAAGCAATTAAAAAGTTTGTAAGAACGGATGGAACAGAGATCAGCTTGGCGCAATTGCAGAAGCGTTATCCAAAACTGACGAGCATTAAGAAGAAAACAGTGGCAAAGGTCAAAGCAGTAAAAGTTGCAGCTTTTGATCAAGATTCGATAGCTTCCGTCTCAATGGGATCTCCTGCTGTTGATGAACATCTTCAGAAACTTATTTCTTACAGAGAGAAAGGAATAAAAGGAATGGTTGAATCTAGTTGGAATGAATTAGAGGCATTAGGAGGAGAAACAGCCGTGAACGCTAAGAAAACCAGAGAATTTATGGTTAAACATAAGATTTTCAATAATTTCGCAATGCAAGGCGAAAGATGGAAATCTTCAAATGCTTCTTGGTATTACAACAAGCAACTAAAAGAAAGCATGAAAGCGGCTGTAAAAGATTTAGAAAAATATAGTGATAACAATAGGACGTATGTAGGAAAACATAAAAGATGGTTCTTGCGTAATGTTGACAAGCTGGAAGATAGCTCGACACGAAATCAAGTTTTACAAAGGTTTTTAGATCCTCCTTCTGGTAGAGCTAATGGATATACAAATATGCAGTCCAGTATTATCAACACTCAGTTAACACCTTTATCAGCAAGAATTACTGCCTCTAATGCAAAAGAGATGAAGAAGATTGCTGCTGATGTTTTAACAAAAACAGTAGAAATTATCGAGAAGAAAACAGAAGTAGCAAGGCAACTTGCTTTTCTTGATCCTATAGATTTAATTGATTGGACAACAGGTTGGAAGATAGGACAAGAGCAGAAGGGCAGCAGTTGGTTTATTACAATGATCCATGAAACAGGGCATCAAGTTCATGCAAAAGCATCTGGAGGTGTTGCGTTAGGCAGTAAATGGAAAGGAAAGGGAGGCATTACAAAAGTTACAGGCTATGCTCATAAGAACCCTAGAGAACAATTTGCAGAAGGTTTTGTGCAGTACGTTTTAAATCCCGAAGGTTTGAAAAAATCAGCTCCAAGGGTTTATTCTTGGATTGAAGAGGCATTAGAGGAGGCTCTAAAATGACTCTCTCTGAAGTGATGAAAATGACAAGAGCATGGCCGAAGGATAAAACAATCCCTCGGAAACTTGCTGCTGCAATAAATGAAGCAAAGGAAGAAGATAAGGAGAAGATGGGATTTTTAATTGAAGGCTTATATGTTGATTGCGAATCAGATAAAGATATAAGTATTTTGAAAGATGTCTTTGACTAGCAAAGGTTAACCGTAACGGTTAAACTGTCTGTAATGTTTGTTTTTTGGTTATGGCGCGTCGATATGTCAGGGATAAGCTAGGCCGCTTTGCTTCTCATGGTGGCGGCGGTGGAAGTTTTGGCGGTGGAGGGAAAGTAGGCAAGTCCGCTAAGAATGTGAAAGCAAGAAAAGCTTATAAGTCTGCAAGTTCTAAGGTAAGAAAAGCTAATAGAGATCTTAAGATCGCTGACAGAAAAAGTTCAGCAGCACAAGGCGCACTCACTAAAGCGGGTAAAGCGAGTCATGCTGCAAGGAAAGCAGGGACGTATAACAACAAAAAAGCAACAAAATATATGAACGCAGCAGATAAAGCTTTAGGGGCATCACTAGCAAGGAACGCAGCAGCGAGAAAGATTGGTGGTTCTAAGTCAGGTTTAACCCGTGTAACAAACAGGCTCACTGGAAAAGGTGTGGCAAAAGCTAAAAGAGGAGCAGTAAATCCTAATAAGCTTGCTTCTTCTAAGAAGTATGCAACAGCAAGGAAAGCAAGAAAAGGATCAGCAGTTAGGAAGGATGCGGTAGCTTCTGCAAAGATAAAAAGAGGAGAAAGGAGAGTAAGAGCAGCAGCAAAGAAAAACAAAAGTGAAATTAAGATGACAAGAAGGCAGTACAGTAAAGTTCACAAAGATTTCAAGGGTAGCGACCCTAAGAACCCTCGCGCTTTGAAATTTGTTGAAGGAAAAGGAACTGTTTCAATGCCTGTTAAGTTCGTCAAAAAATATAATCAGACTGATGCTTTTACCGCATCCAAAGCAAAAAGAGGTTCAGCCGCTACGAAGAGGGATCGCATCTTAAGAACGGCTAAAAAGAATGTACTTAAAAGCGGAGGTATAAAAAGCGCAGCGTTTGATAGAAGAGTGAAACGCCTTCAGAAAGCAGAAGATATTATGACTAAGGCAATGGGCGGAAGTACAGCCTGGAAGAACTTCTAATCGTCAGCAATAAAATCGTCTAGCGTTTCAAGGTCTTCCATCACGTTGGCCCAGAATCCAGGCACTAACAACACATCATCTTGGCTGTCGGCCTTACCTAGTGTAATAACGTCAGCCATTTCGTTCCCTGTGACGACATAAACCATTGTTTCGTTTCCTTCACCGTCAACATCTGGAACTTTTGATAATAAATCTCTTAATTCTCGAACAGTAAAACCTTCTTCTTTAATGATTGGGCTAGGCATTTGGGGTTGACTCCTAGTGGTTTCTGCTAACTTAGTGGAAAACTAGCCTTACGGGTTATTTATGTCTGACGAAAACATTCAAGAGCCTACGGCTGTTGAACAATCTGAAGTTGATGCACTAAAAAGAAGCATCGAGAATTTAGAAAAGAAAAATTACGAATTGGTAGGCAAATTAAAGAAAAAAGAAACGCCTGATGTCCCTGCTGATTATCAAGAATTACTTGATTTTAAACAAAAGGCAGAGCAGAAAGAATTAGAGGCTAAAGGTGATTATTCAAAAGCATTGGAGTCAAGGGAGAGTCAATTCCGTGATGCTGTAAAAGAAAAAGATGACAAGATCAAAAAACTTGAAGCAAGGATTCGTGATCTTGAATTAATTTCACCTGCTATCGCTGCTTTAGCTAACTCGGTGCATGATACAGATTATGCGTTAGAGAAATTAGGTAAAGATAAATTTGAAGTAGCAGAAGATGGTTCTGTTGTTTATGTCGATGAATTTAGTCGGATGACAATAGAAGAAGCCGTTCAAAAGAAACTTGCTGCAAACGATAGAACAAAATGGGTTGTTAAAAAGCCTATTGCCAGAGGCAGTGGCGCAGTTGGCGGTGGAACTGTTTCGGGTAGCAAAATCTCAGAAGGTGACTTGAAATATTTCTTGCCTGAAACACAAAATATGGACGAACAAACAAGGATTTATAGACAACAAGGCGCAGAAGTTTGGAGAAAGTATAGGGAAATGGCCGAAAGCCGCTAGTATAGGAAGCAATGACTCATCTGATGGCTACGCTGGACGTTGAGTAATGGGGTTACGCTCCAGAACTGTAAAAACTATTTTAGGAATCAAGCATGGCCCCTACAAGGAGGAGCGATGTCATCATTCCAGAGGTTTTTGTTCCCTACGTCGTTCAAGCGACCACTAACCTAGACCGCTTTTTGCAGTCTGGGGTTGTGCAACCATTAGCGGAACTAAATGCTGGAGAAGGTGATTTTATAAATGTACCTTTTTGGGGTGCAAACTTAGCTGGTGATCAAGAAGTTCTAACTGATAGCACTTCATTGACTCCTGGCAAGATCTCAACAGGAAAGCAAATTGCTGTCCAGTTACATAGAGGTCGCGCATTTGAAGCAAGAGATCTTGCATCAATCGCTGCGGGTTCTGATGCTATGGCTGCAATCGGCAATAAGCTTGCTGCTTATATCGCCAACCAAAAGCAGAAAGATCTTCTTGCTTCTTTAGAAGGTTGCTTTGGATCTCTTAACGCTAATGATTCAAATAGCGCATTTTTCTCAATGTGCGTTGATTCAGAAAGTGGAGATTCACCAACTGTTCTAAGTCCAAGAACTGTTGCTGCTGCCAGAGCAAAATTTGGTGAGCAAGGTGACAAGTTGACTGCTGTTGCAATACATAGCAACACCTATTACGACTTGGTTGAGCGCAAGTTAATTGATTACGTTTCTACTGCTGATGCCCGTGGTACAACCACAACTCAGTCAGGCGGATCAATGGCTAATGCTTATGGTGGTGACGATAAAGTTCCTACCTTCTGCGGCTTAAATGTATTGGTTTCAGATGATGTAACTAAGACTGGCTCAGGTGCAACAACTGAGTATGCAGCTTACTTCTTCCAGCCTGGTGCTGTAGGCAGTGGCGAAATGCAAGCGTTAGACATTGAGCAAGATAGAGATATCTTGGCCAAGTCTGATGCGATCAGTTACGACGCTCATTATTGCTATCACCCAGTCGGTAGTAAGTGGGCGGTGACTACGACGAATCCGACAATTGCTCAGCTCCAGACTGTTGCAAACTGGTCGAAAGTGTACGAAAACAAGAACCTCGGTATAGCTCGCGCTACCGTAGTTTCTAATTACGACTAGCCGAGGTATTAACAAATGACATCCGTATTTGAAGCCGTCGGCGGCAAGGCCATTGGTTACGTCTCAGGTGGAGCCGTAACACAAGCCACAAACAAATCAACTGCTGTAACGCTTAACACGCAAGGCGGTCAGATCACTATGAACAACGCTGCACTAGCTGATGGTGCAGAAGTTACCTTTCAGGTAAACAATGACAAAGTTGCTGCAACTGACGTTATTGGCGTTAATATTGCTTCTGGCGGTACTGCTGGTGCGTATTTGGTGGTTGTTTCAGCAGTTGCGGCTGGATCTTTTAAGATCACAGTTAGCAACGTGTCTGGTGGCGCATTAAGCCAAGCGATTGTGCTTAATTATGCTGTTACAAAGAGTGCAGCAAGCTAATGGGCTTGTTCGCTTTTAGGCGATTAAGAGAACGCGAGGTTGCTGCTCAGGTAGCAGCCTCAACTTCTGTTATTGAGAAGCCCAAGCCAAAACGCAAGCGCAAATCTAAAGTAACCACTGATGGCAATAACAATTCATCACACGGCGGGAGCAGCAAACGCAAATAGCTACATCTCATTGGCAGAAGCAAATGAACTGATTGAAGGTTTAGTTGCTACGGATGATGTTGTTGCGTGGGAAGCTGGCTCAACAAGTGACGATTATAGAAATCGTGCTCTTTATAGTGCAGCGCAACGGATTGACCGTGAAAGATTTTTAGGTGCTAGAGCAACAGATACTCAAGCAATGCAATGGCCTAGAACCGGAGTAAGAAAACCTGATACTTATATCAACAACTATAATTTGGGCTTCCCTTTTACGATTACTGAGGATTATTTCACCGATACAGAAATCCCAGATCAGGTAAAGAAAGCACAAGCGGTGTTAGCTGCTTATTTGAATAACAATAAAGACGCTTTAGATTTAACAGGTTTAGAATCATATAGCACATTAAATGTTGGAAATATTTCAATTACTCCTTACAGATTCGGGGCTGTAGGGTTTAATGCTGTTCCACCTATGTTTGAACGCTACTTCAGGGGCATTAGAATAAGTGGGCCTAGTAACATTGCAGTAAAACGCAGCTAACCATGATTTATCCAGCAGCAACAATTATCACGGACACAAACACCCATACAGGCCGTTTTGGGAAAGTTCATGCGTTAGCAGATGCTTCTTGTACTTTTGTTTCAAGTGATCTTACAGAGAATGGATCATCAACAATTAACGGAATTACGATGAACGCAGGAACAGAAATCGAAGGACTTGTTATTACAAGTATCACATTGGCAAGCGGCCAGGTTGTTGCTTATCGCTTGTAATGGCAGTTAAACCAAAGGGCTTAAGGAAAGGCGTTAGCAAAGCGTTAAAGGCGACAGGTGGCAGCGTCATTATTCGCAAAGTAACGGCTGCTGCTTACAACACAACTACTGGGGCTGTTGGTGAAACAACTGCTGATACAACGGTTAAAGGTGTTGTTGGTAATGTCTCGGCAAGAGAAGTAAAAGGCTTGATTAAGGCAAGCGATAAAACATTAACGATTGCGGCAGAAGACCTGGATTACACTCCAACGGCTTCTGATCGTGTTGTTATTTCTTCTATCGTTTATCAAATTATTCAGGTCGAAACAACGGAACAAGCTAATACTGCTATTAAGTACGATTTGGTATTGAGGGCATGACAAAGAAAATTTCATTACAGGAGATGGTTGATCTTCCTGAAGAAGTCTTAAACGATATTGTTAAGAGGGTTGTCCCGTGGACAGAGAGTTTATTAAAACAAGGAACACCCGTTGATACTGGAAGACTACGCGCTAACTGGCAGATCGGAGAAAATACAGATCAAGGTGAAACAATAGGAAAAGGAAGTTATGACAAATCGAAACCAATTCCTTTATCACAAGTTTCTAAGTCTGCAGGAGGATCGGGAAGACCTCGAAGGACCAATTATCAAAGAGAAAAAATAGGGCCAACGTATTCAATATTTAACAACTTACCTTATGCAGAACCAAACATTTTAGGAACTAATTTCCCGCCATCATGGGGCGGTAAATTTAGAAGTAGAGACAATCAAGTTCAAAAAGGTTGGTTTCATAGTGTAGAAAAACAGGTTAAAGATCAAGTTCAATCTTTCAGATGGGAGGATTAAATGAGCAGTACTTTTAACGATGTCAGAGCAGCTATAGAAGGCCGCATTGCAACAGAGATGGCATTAAGTCCTGCTTACCCTGTTAGTTATCAAAACGCTCCATTTACTCCACCTAATAACACTCCTTGGATTGCTGTTTACCTTTTATTTGGTCAAAATAATTATGCAACTTTAGAAGCACCTGCTACGGGTAAATCATTTAATAGACAAACAGGAACTTTAACTATTGATATCTTTACACCTATTGGAGTAGGAGCCGGAGCGAATTACACCATAGGAGAAAGAGTGAAAGATAAATTTGACAGAGCTAAGTTCAGTAGTCTTATTTTTGAACCATGTTCAGGATTAGCTACAATACAACCAGCAGAGCAAGAAGCGTTCTTTCAGACGCAATTCTCAGCTACATTTGATGCATACTTAGACTAATTTAATTCAATGGCTGTCACTGTTCTGTCTGGTACTTCAGGCGCACTTTATTATAAACCTGCTGGAACCACTGGCACTTTTTCACCGTCAGACGTGACCATTGGAACTGAAACTATGGTTGTTCAGGCTTACTTGAATTTAAAAGCAGGTGATCCAGTTAAGTTTAGAGTTGTTGATTCTTCTTCTGGAGGAGCTGGAACAGGAACTTTACCTGCTGGATTAACTGCTGGTACTGAATATTTTGTTAAAACATATACCAATAGTTCTGGAGCTATGACTGTTTCAGCAACCAACGGCGGTTCTGCTGTAAATCTAACCGATGTAGGAACAGCAGCAGCACCTAATGAGTTTGAAGTTTATTACAGTGACTATGCTGCTATTGGTCAAGTTCAATCTTGGTCTTTTGAAGTAACAAGAGCAGAAATTGACGTAACTACTATTGGTCAAACTGTAGGGCAAACTGCACCATTTAAAGCTTATATTCCGGGCTTTGCTGATGGCTCAGGTAGTGCAAGTGTTTACGTTACAGACGAAGATGCTGCTTTATCTAACAGGCTTGTAGAAGATGTTTTACAACGTCAACAAGTCGGGGCTGCATTTAAGCTTTATACAGACAAGCAAGGAACAGAAGCATTAAGTAGAAGTATTTCTATGGATGCTGCTTTGCTTTCTGCAAGCTGGAGCATTAATCCAGACGATGCTCAAATGGTTGAGATTGCCTTTAGACCTACAGGTGCTCCATCCTTTGACTTAAGTTCTTCTTCTTAATAGTGTTATTTCACCCCTTGGTCTGTTGCTAAGGGGTTTTTTATTGTCTAGATTTGTACATACAACCCCAATTATTTGAAATGGCATCACCAAAGGCAAAGTCTCTTAGTCCTTTAGAGCGTTTAAAGAAGGCTGCAAATTTAACTTCTACAAAAAAAGAAGTTACTTTATCTAATGGTGATGTTTTTGAGTTTTGGACAACGCCTTTAACAATGGCAGAAAGAGAATATGCACAGAAAGGCACGAAAGATGATCTGAACGCTTTTGCTTTACGTTTATTTGTTCAAAAGGCTACCGACGAGAACGGTCAAAGGCTTTTTACTGCTGGTCATACTGCTGAGTTGAAAAACGAAGTCAGAGACGCTGATTTACAATCATTAATGCTTGCTGTTATCGAAGATAAGGGAGAAGAAGTAGACCCAAAAAAATAAAGGAAGAGCTAAAGAAAAATGACTTAACAAAATTGCAGTTAGGTGTTGCTCGTGAATTGGGTTATACGCTTTCTGAGTTAGTAAACAAAGTAACGCTAGAAGAACTGTATATTTGGTCGGCTTATTTTGATCTTTTAAACGAAGAACAAGAAGCCGAGATGAAACGGGCAAAGTATCGTTAGAATAAATAAAAAAGAACGGAACAAAGTGGCTGTTGCTTCAGTAAAACTTGATTTTATAACTGGGCCAGCCGCAGCCGCAGCCGCAAAGTTAAAGGTTAAGACAGAGCAATTAGCAAAGTCGGTAAGCAAGCTCCAGCGTCTTAACGAAACCGCTTGGACAAAATTCGGGAACAAGGTAAGGAAGACAAGGCGGAAAGTGCAGACGGATATGGAGAAGTTGAAACGCGCAATAGGTGGTTTAAATATTGGGAGTTTAGTTGCAGGAGCAGGACTAGGGTTCTTTGCTAAAAATGCAATTCAGACGGCGGGAAAAGCGCAAGCGTTAGAAGTTCGGATGAAGTTATTAACAGAGCAATATGGGGAATATGAAAAAGCACAAGCGATAGCTTCAAGAGCCTCAAAGGTTTTTGGAATGTCAAATATTGAAGCGGCTGACAGTGTTACAAATATCATTGGCCGATTAAGACCATTAGGTGTTTCGATGGAAGACATTGAAACAACTTTCTTTGGCTTTAATACAGCAGCAACAACGGCTGGAGTTTCTGCGGCGGAAGCTTCAGGAGCTTTTAGGCAGTTAGCACAGGCGTTAGGCTCTGGAAGGTTGCAAGGTGATGAATTTAGAAGTTTGGCGGAGCAAGTTCCTACATTATTAAAACCAATTGCTGATGAATTAAATACGACGGTTGGAGGATTAAAAGAACTTGGATCTCAAGGGAAAATTACTTCAGATGTTGTTATTCGAGCCTTAAAGAAAATTGAAGAAGAAGGAGGAGGAGCTGTTGAAGCAATTGTTTCAAAAAGTGCGCTGCAAAGATTTAAAGAATTTCAAAACGCAATGGAAGATCTTTCTGTTGCTGTTGGTAAACAACTGCTTCCAGCCGTTACTCCTATTGTAAAAGCGATGACAGCGTTGGTTGGCTGGTTTGCACAGTTAAATCCTGCAATTCAAAAAGCAGCGATTATTGTGACAGCTTTAGCTGCTGCTGTTCTTATCGTTGCTCCTGCTGTTGTTTCGCTTGCGGCTGGTTTTGCGGCTCTAAAAATAGGAATTGCTGCTGCTGGTGGTTTAGGAGTTTTGACGGCTGCTGCTGTTGCTTTGACGGCTAAATTCTTGTTGGCTGTTGCGGCTGTTTGGGCTTTATACGAAGGAATCAAATGGCTTGTTAATAAAATCAAAGGTGCTGACACACCTATGGATACATTTAAGAAAAATATTGAGAACGGAACAGTTTCGATAGAAGACGCAACATGGAAGACAAAAGAATTAGAGGTGGAAATTGGTCGTTTAGAGGAAAAACTAGGTAAATTAGGGGATAGTTGGAAGGATAGAAGATTAGCTAAGAAACTTACGTCTCAGATAGAAGGAAAGAAAGAAGAGGTTCAAGGGATAGAAGGAGCAATTGCTTTACAAGAAGAAATGAAGAAATGGGAAGAGAAATCTGGTAAGCAATGGGAAACTTATGAGGTTGAAGGTGTTGGTACGTTTGACCGCTTGACTGGAAAATATATAGGAATGACAAAAAAAATGAAGCAAGCGGCGGAGGAATTAAGTGAAGCAGAGACAAAAGCAGCTCAAAAAAGAGACGAAAACATGGAAAACTGGAAAAACACGCTAGAGAATATAAAAACGACAATAAAAGATGGTTTAACAGACGCAATCATGGGTTTAATTGATGGAACGAAATCTTTAGGGGAATCATTAGCTGGCATTGCAAAACAGATTGCAAGCATGGCATTACGAACTGCTATAGGAAACATTTTGCCATTTGCAGAAGGTGGCTATGTAAAGAACGGGATAAAACCTTTTAGTTCTGGTGGTTTAGTTACTAAGCCCACGATGGGACTTGTAGGAGAAGCAGGTGAGGATGAATATATAATTCCAGCCTCTAAGATGGCTCAGTCAATGCAGCGATATAACGCAGGTGCTAGGGGTGAATCTGTTATCCCTGGTACTGGTCAATCTTCTTCAGGTGGTGGAGCTAATGCACAAACAACTGTTAATTACTCTGGCCCAATATTGAACTTTAACTCTGAAGAATTTGTTCCTAAATCTGCTATTGGTCAAATTATTAATTCAGCAGCAGCTAGAGGTGCAAAAGCTGGAGAAGCTAGAACATTATCTAGCCTTCAAAATTCACGTAGCAGAAGGAGCAACATAGGATTATGAGCTTTGTTGGATTAACAAATTTCGTAACAGTAACCAACCCCAATGGATATGTTTCTGGAATACCTGACAAGTTTCAGAATGGAAGAATTACACCTGCCATAAGCGGTTTTCAATATCTTTCTTTTATTTATCAGGGTGCAGCTCGTAATAGATCAGGGGATAACATGACTTCTTCTTTGATCCTTGCAAATAATGAGTTAAGTAGTAATTATGCACAAGAGATCGTAAGCAATAAATATCACATTAAAGTTGATACATGGTTAATGACAGAAGATTTTGAGAGAAGGAAACAACTGACAGGAGAACAATGGTTAGCGTCCACAATGAGTTATGACCCTGAAGCAATTGAGATTGTTTTAACAAGTGCCATTGATGCAGTAGGAGCAAACGCACCAGATAAGGTTTTAACCCGTGACATTGTGGGATCTTTGCCTGTCACTGGATCATTGCAAAACAGGTGAAGCCACATCAATTAATTGGTCTTCCTTATCGTTTAGGAGCTGATCCTGTAAAGCATGGAGCTGGTGATTGTCTTTCTTTGTGCAGAACAGTTTTAAAAAGTTATGGAATAAGTTCTCCTGACCCAAAGCGTTCTTGGTATCGGAGACTAAAGAAAAAAGACTATAGTATCTTTTTTGAAGAATTAAATAGGTGGGGAGTTGATTCACCCCCTAAACTAGGAGCAATTGCTTTATGCAAATCAGATGATGGTTACGGCATGGCAGCTTATTATGAGGAAGGATGGCTGAGTTACCGAAAGACATTAGAAAGCCAAATGGTGATGTGGTCTCCGTTAAACGCCCTTACGGTAGAAGGCTGTTATTACCAACGGAAGTAGAACTATGTAAGCTTTTAGGTTTAAGTGAAGATGAGTATTGGTTATTTGTAGATAAAACTGCTGCTTATAACGGACAAAGGCCAAAAGGATATGAATTGATTCCTGACATTCGTTGTGATCCTGTAACTACTTGGTTCGCTGCAAATATTGTGAACATAGGAATAGCTGTTGCTGCCGCAACTGTTTCTTATTTATTAACGCCTAAACCAAAAGAGCAAAAGCAAGGAGGATCAAGAAGAACTGCTGATGCAATTGGAAATGCTAAGTTTGCACCTCAGTCTTCTTTTAATTCAGTTCAATCGTTAGCTCAAATAGGAGATGCTATTCCTCTTGTTTTTACGAATCAAACAACAATTAATAATGAATTGTTTGGCGGAATAAGAGTTAACAGTCAACTTTTATGGTCGCAATTTGTAAGTCTTGGAAAATATCAACAGTTAAAAGCACTTGCTTTGTTTTCTCATGGAACCATAGGAGCTGAGCCTGAATATGAAGGTTATGCAGTAGGAGATACTCTTTTAAATACCTATAACGCTTACAAAGTAAAACTTTACTTTAAAGATGGCAGCAACTCAGGTGATAACAGAATTGTCAAAGGCGATGCTTACTCCAAATCAAAACTAATCATTCCTTCTGCTCAAGATAGAAATGATCCTTTTGAAGTTGGTGTACCTAATCAAACTGAAGGTTCTTCTCCTCCTAAATTAACCAGCAAGGCATTTAGTGGAGCAAGAAACCCAACGACACAAACATCTTTTGGTGTTTATTCTCCGATTCCTAATTGTCAAATCTGCCGACTTCCTTATGAGCTAATTCGTGATCCTAGAGGTGCAGACCAATCGTCAATTCAAGATGGAGAACGTAAAAGAAAAAAGGTGGAATTTGCAAGATGGCCTACAAGAGCAGGTGTTATAAAAGCAGGAGGCAGCACAACAAAAGGTCTTCGTTCTGTTTCGGAAGGAGATAAAATTGAATATCAAATATTAGGTTTAACGGATGCTGACGCTTTGCAAACGGTTTATGATCACGAAAATAGTAATGGAGATGCTTTTAATTACAGACCTCATGGAGTAGAAGATGTAGATAGCCTTACCACTTCAATCAGAGAAAGTGCAGATAACCTTTTAACTGTAGGTGAACAATATTTATTTGGGACTGCAATTGTTGTTTGTGAATCAAATAATAATACTCCTGCTCCTTGGACTATTCAAGCAACAAAATTTTATACACTTAGAGTAGTTGAATCAGGTGAATTAGATATACCTGTTAATAGTCAAAGCTTATCAATACATGCTCATAATCCTGTTTGGTATGAACCTCCTAATAGTAGTGAAAGAAAAGATCCTTTTTACAGTTTAAATCCAACAACTCCTATTTATTATCGTCAACAAATTGCTTATACAGAATTAAATTTTGCTAGAGGACATCGTGATTTATATTATGGTTGGGATATTTACACAGGACAAAAAGTTGCATTAGCAACTGTTTCTAACAATAGAAAATGTGACGTTACTGAGATAGGAATTAAATCAACTGTTTATAAAAGAATCCAATTTGCCAACGTACAAAGCCAACCAAATGAAGAAGCCTTAAGAAGGGCTTGGAATGACAGGACACAAATTCAACTTGGACAAGTTTCAACTTATGCAGATAGGATTTCTTTGTTCATGCTACAAGCAAGAAAATTAGGAGACACAACTTGGCAAGATTTAATTAATAGTGGAGCTGAACATGGAAATAATCACACTGGTTTGTTTGCCATTAAAGGTAATACTCCAGAAGCTCAATACAATGCAATCACTATTTCACATCCTACAAAAGACCAATATGAATACAGGTTTAAACCTTATCCCGGTAATTACATTACTAGACATAAAAAATGGGGTAAGAGATTTAATTTATTAGCAACTGACGGAAGTGGAACAGCACCTGTTTCACATTTTTCTTCTAATGGTTTTGATATTGCATTTTCTGGTGATGAAAATTTTACAATCACAGAAACAGTTGCATCTAATAAAGAATGGTTATTAGGTGAATCAGCAGCAAGCACAGTAAGCGGAGATGTTATATCTGCAAAGTTAAATGGAGCAACAACATGGGAAGAGAATCCAAACTTTGATGGAATAGTAACGGATCAAAGATGGGAGCAGACACGGAATTTTGCTAGAAATGCTCCTGATGAAAACACAGGGGTAGTAATTGTCTTATGGAATGACACCTCACTAACAGAAATTGGATACCCTCATTGGTTTGAAACTCATGGTTATATGTGGCAAATCTATGGAGGTACTATTACTGGAACGCAAACAAGTACTGCTTTTCCCAATTCTAATGCTGTTTGGAATACTGTTTATTTTGAATACAACGGCAAGAGATATAGACCTGCAGACCCCGGCCAATGGTTCCATCCTGCTGATGTTAACTATCCCGGTGGAAACCCTCGTAAATATTGGGTTATAGAAGAATCATGGATTACTACCCCAAGGGTAGTTAATCCCTTACTTCATTTCAGTGGAAATGTATTAGCAACAGGTGGAAGCGGTACAGGTTTAAGGGTTAATTTGACAATTCAAAAATATGAATATCAAACAGGACAGTTTTATCACACTGCTCAATGGTCACTAGATTCGACAAGTTTAGGGAGTGGTTATCAAAACGGAGAAACTGTTCAAATTCCTTGGACAGATGCAAGTGGAGCAGCTCGAACAATTAACGTACAACTTCAATGCGAAACAACTTCAATCTCAACAAGGGCATCACAAAACTTTAATCCTTATGATGTGCTTGCTGATTGGAACGTGTTTGAAGGAGATGAAAACAGCAACCGCAACAATCCAGAGCACGAAATTGTGTATGTAAATGAAATACTTAAACCAGAAATCAACACAGGTAACGTTGAACAACCTGCTAAATATAGTGATTTAGCTTTTGCTGGAATTAAAATTAATAGTTCAAAAGAATGGACGAATTTTAGTCAATTTTCTGCTTATTTTAAAAAAGGAATAAAAATATATAACTTATTAAGTTCTTCTATTAATAGTAGTGACAGTATCTCATGGGCAGCAGAAGATTCCTCTAATTTATTTCCTGAAATAGCCTACACGTTATTAGCAAGTACTAAGCTAGGAGCAGGAAAACTTGTAGGAGTAGATTCTATAGACTTTAGGGAAATGAAAGGAGCAGCAAAATATTGTGAAAGAAATAAATTCTTCTGGGATGGGACAATTAGCAGTAAATTAAATTTAAGAGATTTTATTTTTGAACACGCTGGCTATTGTCTTTTAGATTTTACAATTATTGGAGGAAGATTTAGTTTAAGGCCATCTATTCCTGTTGATGAAGATAAATATAATGCGTCAGGAAACTTAATTCACAATGGAGAATATGGTATTCATAATACAAATTTGCCTGAGATTAAATGTTTATTTACTGATGGCAATATTAATGATTTACAGGTTTCATTTTTAAGTCCAGAAGAGAGACAAACATTTCAAGCTGTTGTTCTTTATAGACAAGAAAAAGCAAATGGATTCCCTGAAACAAAATCAGTTTTAGTAAGAGAACAATCACCCAATGGATCTGAAACTGATCCTGTTGAAACATTCGACATGTCTGGTTTTTGCACCTCTCGACAGCAAGCTTTGTGGTTTGCTTACTTTGCAATTAAATCAAGACGTTTAATTGATCATGGACTGACGTTTAAAACAGCTCCTCAATATGTAGAAGGTTTATCTCCCGGTGATTATTTCAGATTAGTTTCAGAAGTTACGCATACAAATAGATTTAGAAATGGAGCAAAATTAGATGATGGAACAATTGTTAGCAAAGAAGATATTGATTCATTTGAGACTGTTTATTATTGGCAGCCCGGTACAGAAGGAGTTATTTCGGCAAGGCTTTATCAAGTTCCTAATGGATCTTTGTTTACAGTAAAAACAACGACAACAGAAAAGAAAGTTTATAAATGTGAGACTATTTCTTATGGTGAAGATGGTTTATTAGAAGTCTCTGGCAGCTATGCTCCAACAGAGAGCAATGGCCGCCTTTCTGTTTTACAGAATTGGGGCTTTGATGTTTACGACCCTTCAGGTTTTGTTATTACAGAAACAAAATGACTGCACAAGAAAGAAAATTCCCAACGATCAAACCAACGTCTAGGAGTTACAGCCCCGGACAATACCCAAGTACTACTTTTGAATCTTTAGATGGTACAAAAACACATATTCGTTATGGAAATAAAAGAGTAAACGCAACCTTGAGTCTTGGTTTTTCTAATATTTCTGACGCTGATGCTGCTTTGATTTTAGCTAATTATGAACAAGTTAATAGAGATTGGAATTATGTGACGTTTAACCGTGGTTTCGCAACAGCAGGGGTAGGAAGCGGAACTCTTTCTAACTATTTTAAAGAGTCTGGATCAGGTTTGAAATGGCGTTATTCTGGGCCTCCAACTGTAACAAGTACCTTTAAAGGTTTGAGCAATGTAAGCTGTTCTTTTGTCGCTTGTCTCGATTCACCGTAGAATAAGCGCAATGTTTAATTTTTAAGGTTGTGGGTTTTTATTCAGGCAGGGACGGAGAACTCTACATAGGAAGTTCAACCACTAAAGCAGCCAAGATTCAATCTTGGTCTTTTTCTAGTTCAATGGCTGTTTTAGAAACAACTTCAATGGGTGATACTGACAGAACACTTAAGTCAGGCGTTAGAAGTTACTCAGGAAGTTGCAGACTGTTTTACTACGTTAGTGATACAACTAGCTCTTCAAATTCTTCTAACATTAATGGTTTGATTGATGCTGCAATAAAAGCAGGAGGAGCAGCAGGTGATGGTGAAAATGCTGAATCTTCTGAAGTTGTTTTAAAACTGCGATTAACCACAGGCTCCACAGATCAAAGAGACATACAATTTTCTGCCTTTATTACAGGCGTTTCAATGAGTACTGCTGTAGGAGAAGTTGCTTCTGCTGATATTACTTGGGAAGCTAACGGTGCTCCTTATGGTGCTACAACTCTTGTCAATTAATGGGCGTTTACTTTGGGCAATACGGTGAGATTGCTCTAAAAAGAGATACGCTTCAAGGTGCTTTAGAAACAGTACTTGATCCTTCTGATGTCAATACGGCAACAAGGCGTTTTAGTGTTGACCACAGCACTGGATCGTTATTAACAGGAGATCAAGTAGAAATAGAAACTGTAGATAAATCAGATCTTGAGCTTGTTAGTGGTCATAACTATCCAGATGGAAAGTGGTTTATAAATATTGATCCATTAGGAGGTATTCGTTTATATGAATCATTCCCTTTAGCAATTGAAGGGTTAACGTCACAAGCTTTAACGCTTGTTGCTCCTAGTGCAGCACAAAATATATTAATAAGAACTAGAAATGAATTATTTAGGCATGTAGCGGGTGTCAAAGATTTCGAGGTGACAACAAGTAGAGAGCAAGTCAATTTAACAAATTTAGGAGATGAGTTTAAAAACTTTTACGAAGCGGGAATTATTAGCGGTCAAGGTAGATTGACCTGTTTCTGGGAACATTCTTATGCAACAGGGGATCGAAAAAATCAATATGGTAATGAGGGAAGAGACTCTGAATTTCCTTTTTATCTTGCTCAATTGATCTTAAGGACTCAACAAGGAGCAGATTTTGACGCTTTGCTATATGTCTATCGTGATCTTAATAATTCAAGACGCAATGTTTATTACGAGTCCAAATGTATAGTCACAAATATTGCAATAAACGTTACTGCGGCTGAAGTTATAGAAGCCAACATTGAATTTGTATGCAATGGAAATATTGCGTTAAAGACAGGCGATACACCCGGATTTTTATTGCAGGAGAACACAGATAAGATATTACAAGAAAATCAAAGTCCAATATTGCTCGAACAGGATTAAACTGCTGGTATTGGTTATTAGTTAGCAGTCAATGGCAGATTTACAGATTACGGGCTTACAGGCTTTACCTGAAGCCAGTGTTCAAGCCACAGATGTTTTAGCACTTGCAGACTTGAGTGCCAGTGAAACAAAAAAGATCACTGTTAAAAATCTAATTGCTGCTGGTGTCGCATTAATTGATAACGGGGATATTCCTTCTGGCAAGCTTGGATCTGGTTATACAGGAGGCACTGTTGCAGATGGTTCTATTACCAATGCAAAAGTTGAATCTTCTAGCTCAGCAACAACAGGAATAGACGGCTCATCAAAAATAAGAGATGGTTCAATCCCTGTTATTAAATTTGACATTAGTGATTTCAACCGTGGAATTAGCGTTGTCGGTAACAAGTTAGGAATAACCAACAGCATTACAGCAAATACAACAGGTGCAGCAAAAGTAAAATATGACGCTCAGGGATTAGTTACTGGTACAGCCTCTTTAACTGGGTCAGATTTACCTCTTTCAACAAGTAGCTCTATTGGTGGAGTAAAAGTTGAATCATCATCCTTGCTCAGCGTTAGTAATACAGGAGCTTTAGATGTAAAGGATGTAAGCGGTCTTTCTGCTGGAACGTATGCAACCGTAACGGTAAACGCTAAAGGTCAAGTTACATCTGGATCTACAACTGCTGGAGCTGTCAATATTCCTGCTGCTACTACAACGGCAAAGGGTGGCGTTATTGTTCCTGCCTCTGGTGGTTTATCTGTTGACGGTAGTGGAAATTTATCAATAGCAACTCAAGGGTCTGTTTCCACTGGGTCTTATACAAAGCTAACTGTTAATACAAAAGGCGTTGTTACAGGAACAGGCTCATTAGCTGCTGCTGATCTTCCTAACCACAGTGCTGCATTATTAACAAGCGGAACAATCCCTGCCGCTCGCATTGGATCAAATGCTATTAATTCAGATCGCATTGATTCGGGAGCTGTTACAAATGCAAAGGTTGAAACTTCTACTTCAGCAACAACAGGACTAGATGGAGCCACAAAACTTAGAGATGGTTCTGTTACTGCTGCAAAGTTAAATACTGCAAATATTGATAGAGGTTTAAACGTTGCAGGTGGAAATCTTGGAATAAATAACAGCGTTACTGCTGCAACAGGAGCGGTAAAAGTTAATTATTCGGCTCAAGGTTTAATCACTGGAAGTTCTTCATTAACTGCTTCAGATTTACCAAAAGCAACATCTTCTGCTGTAGGTGGTGTTTCTGCTGGATCGGGTTTAAGTGTTAACGGTTCTGGGGTCTTATCTCTTAGCAATTCTATTTCTACTGGCTCTGCTATCTCAGGGATTACTTGGAACAGTCACGGACAAATAACAGCAATACAGGCTTTAAGTGCAAGTGATATTCCTCTTGCTACTTCTTCTGCTATTGGTGGAATAAAAACTCCTGTAAGTGGAGGTCTTGAAACTGACGGATCTGGGAACCTATCAATTAGCACGACAGGAGTTAGTGCTGGTGATTATTTCAAAGTAACAGTCAACACAAAGGGACAAGTAACAGCAGGAGCTTCTTCTTTAGTTGAAGCAAATATCCCAACATTACCTGCTTCAAAAATTACATCAGGAACTTTTGATGCTGCAAGAATACCTGCAATATCAGGAACAGGCATTACTGCTGGAACGATTACAGCAGATAGATTAAATACCTCAAATTTAGATCGTTCGTTAAATGTCTCAGGTGGGAACTTAGGAATCAATAATGCTGTAAGTGGTGGAGCTGGTACTCATGCAGGGATTTCGTTTAACTCTGAAGGACTTATTACTGGAACTTCTTCAACAATTCCTGCTTCAGATATTCCTCTTGCTACCACAAGTGCTGTTGGAGGTGTCTCTGTCGGGTCTGGTTTAGCAGTTAATGGTTCTGGCGTTCTTACTGTTGATAACAGTGTTACGGCTGTAACTGGAGCTGTAAAAGTCAATTTCAACGCACAAGGTCTGATTACTGGAAGTGCTTCATTGTCAGCATCAGATTTACCTGTCGCTACTACTTCTGCTACAGGTGCTGTCCAAATAACGTCCGGAGGTGGTTTAACAGTAGACGCTTCAGGAAATCTATCAACGGCAACGAGTGGAGTTAGTGCAGGAACTTATCAATCAGTCACAGTAAATAATAAAGGTGTTATCACGGCAGCCGCAGGTTTAACTGATACCTTAATCCCTAATATCTCTGCTACTAAACTAACATCAGGAACGTTAGATGTTGCAAGATTAGCTTCAAATAGTGTCTTAGGTGAAAAGTTAGCTAACTCTAGTGTTTGTAAATTTGGAGGTTCAACTTCTACTACTGGTGTTGTTACCTTCCCTACTCCAGAGTTCACTGGACAATTTTTCTATGATTTATTTAATGATGACTTGTATGTGTATGACGGAGCAGCTTGGCAAGCGGTAACAATTACGTCAGGTGAGATTATCTATGCAGGAAATTACAACGCTAGTACAAACAAAGTTAGTGCTTTAACAGCAAGTGGAACTGCTGCTGGTTTTGCTGTAGGTTCTGCTCTTGCTGCGGCTGCTCAAAGTAACTTACGTTATTACTTTGTTGTTGATACAAGCGGTACAGGATCAGCACCAGCTCCTACTTCACAGCTTGATCCCCCTGACATGCTTCTAAGTAATGGAACATCTTGGGAAAAATTAGATATTTCAAACTTTATTGCATCACAGCAAGCCGTAAATATTTCATTTAGTCCTACAGGAAATATAAACAGTAATAACGTTCAAGCCGCTTTGGTAGAGCTAGATAACGAGAAATTAAACCTTACAGGTGGCACGTTAACTGGCAACTTAGAACTTAATCAAAACTCTTCAATTATCTTTGAAGGCTCTACTCCAGATGACTACGAAACAACTCTAACTGTTGTCGATCCAACAGCAGATAGAACAATAAATTTACCTAATATTTCTGGGACATTAATAACAAATAGTGATACTGGAACTGTTACTGGCACGATGATTGCCAACGATACAATCCAAAACGTAGATATAAAAAGTGACGCTGCAATTGCATTAACAAAACTAGCAACAACCTCGGCTGCTTATGTGTTAATGGGCAACAGTAATGGGGTAATAACTGGTACAGCGATTACAGGCGATGTATCTATATCTAATTCAGGTGTTGTTGCCATTACTGCTGGTTCAATTGTAGATGCTGATGTTAACTCAAGTGCTGCAATTACAGGATCAAAAATCACTACTGGAACAACAAGTGCTGTTGGTGTCTTACAACTAACAGACTCAACTTCAAGCACAAGTACTACAACAGCAGCTACACCTAACGCTGTTAAATCTGCCTACGATCTAGCTGCTTTAGCCTTGCCAAAAGCAGGCGGCACATTAACGGGCAATGTTCTTATAGATAATGATAAAGAGATTCGATTATATGAGGCAGACGGTAACGGTAGTGCGTATGTAGGAATTAAAGGAGCAACAGATAAAGGTTCAGAATCTAGTTATACAATCAGCCTTCCAGCAGCAGCCCCAACAGCCAACCAAATCCTTAAAGCTAATGCTAGTTCACCTACCACGCTTGAATGGACAACAGACGTTACTAACACGGCTGCTGGTGATCTAACAGGTACAACTCTTGCTTCTAATGTTGTTGCAAGTTCTTTGACCTCTGTGGGAACGCTTACTTCTTTGACTGTAAGTGGAACAATATCTGGAAACGTAACTGGAAATTTAACTGGCAATGTCACAGGAAATGTAACTGGAGATGTAACTGGAGATGTAACAGGTGATCTAACTGGAACGGCAGATTTAGCAACTCAATTCACAGTCACAGCAAATAACTCTACAAATGAAACGGTCTACCCATTGTTTGCAGATGGAGCAACTGGCAGCCAAGGAGCTGAAACAGACACAGGACTTACTTACAACCCATCAACAGGGAATTTAACTTCCACTACATTCACTGGAAATGTCGTAGGAAATGTAACTGGTAATTGTTCTGGAACGGCTGCAACAGTAACGGGTGCAGCTCAAACAGCGATCACTTCAGTAGGAACTTTATCAAGTCTTGCTGTTACTAATAACGTCACAATTGGCGGCGACCTAACTGTAAATGGAACAACAACAACTATTTCAAGTACCACGGTTGAAGTAGCTGATAAAAATATTGAACTTGGAAAAGTTTCTAGCCCTAGTGATACAACTGCTGACGGTGGTGGTTTAACTCTTAAAGGTGCAACAGATAAAACATTTAACTGGGTTAATTCAACAGATGCTTGGACTTCTTCAGAACATATTCAAGTTGCTAGCGGTAAGACATTTATTGGTGACGGCTCAACTATAACTGCATTAAACGCTTCAAACATTGCTACTGGAACGATTGCAGCAGCTAGGGTTCCAACTCTTAACCAAGACACAACTGGAACAGCAGCTTTAGCAACTGAATTTACTGTTACTGCTAATAACTCAACCAACGAAACTGTTTATCCTTTATTCGCTGACGGAGCGACAGGATCACAAGGGGCTGAAACAGATACAGGCTTAACTTATAACCCTTCCACTGGACTGCTAACTAGTACAAGTTTTGCAGGAGACATCACTGGAAATGTCACTGGAGATGTCACTGGAGATGTCACGGGTGACGTAACAGGAAATTGTTCAGGTACAGCAGCCACGGTTACAGGGGCAGCTCAATCAGCTATTACATCTGTTGGCACTCTTACAGGGCTATCAATTGCAGGTAACTTGTTAATGACAGGAACAGGGATGATTGACCTTCCTGTTGGAACAACAGCACAAAGACCCGGATCTCCAAGCACAGGAGCACTTAGATATAACAGTACTACAAATAAATTTGAGGGTTATGACAACAATGGTTGGCTAGATATAGGAAGCGGTGGAAGCGGTGGAGGAGCTACAGGTGGCGGCTCTGATACTGTTTTTCAAGAGAACTCACATGCTGTTACAACCTCTTATTCAATAAGTACTAATAAATCAGCTATGTCAGTTGGCCCATTAACGCTAAACTCAGGAGTAGTAATTACAATTCCTGCAAACGCTCGCTGGGTGATTCTCTAAAATGGCTTACGGAACAATTAAGGCTGATACGCTTATTTATGATGATTCTGGGTCAGACACGACTTTAGATTTATCTTCCATAGCGGCAAAAGCTCCATCAGCAAATCCTACTTTTACTGGAACGGTAACAATTCCAACTCCTTCCTCTGGAGATAATTCAACGAAAGCTGCTTCAACAGCATTTGTAGTTGCTGGTTTTGCTCCAAAGTTAAACCCTACTTTTACAGGTGATTTAACTGTTAATTCTGTTGGAGGTGCTCAAGGTGATATACGTTTTTCAGATTCAGATGATTCTAATTATGTAGGTTTTCAAGCTCCTGCAACTGTTAGTTCAAATGTCCTTTGGACTTTACCTGCCGCAGATGGTAGTTCAGGTCAATTCTTAAAAACTAATGGCTCTGGAACATTATCTTTTGGAGCTGTTGATTTATCTGCTTATGCTCCATTAGCTTCTCCCGGTTTTTCAGGAACAATTACAGGAGCGAATTTAACGCTTAGCGGGGATTTGACTGTAAATGGAACGACAACAACGATTGACACAACCAATTTAGATGTCGAAGACAAAAATATAACGATTGGTAAGGTTAGTTCTCCTTCAGATTCAACAGCAGATGGAGGAGGCTTAACACTAAAGGGAGCTACAGATAAAACTTGGAACTGGGTTAACTCTACCGACGCTTGGACAAGTTCAGAAAATATAGCTACAGCAGCAAGCAAAACAGTTTCAGATGGAATTGGTAACCTAAGAGAAATACCTCAAACGGCTAAAAGTTCAGCACATACAATTGTTGCTTCTGATGCTGGAAAACATATTTATATTTCAACGGGTGGAGTTACTTTTGCCGCTGGAATTTGCTCGACTGGAGAGGCTATTACTATAGTTAACAACAGTGCATCAGATCAAACAATTACATGTAGTGCAGTAACAATGTATTTGGCGGGAGATACATCAGCTAAAAGTTCTTTAACTTTAAAAGGCCGTGGAATGGCTACATTCTTGTGTACTGCTGCTAATACTTATTATGGCTCTGGTGGAGGACTTGAATAATGTCTACACAACAAATACTTCTTGCCAGCGGCGGTGCTGGCGGTGGTCTAGCTAACCCTTTTGTTTTACAGCTTGACAGCACACAGGGCAGTGTAGGAGATACAACTGGCGCACAAAGTAATTGGTGGGGATCTCAGACTTACGATAATACTGTTATCACCAACATTGGACAGGAGCAATATCAAGGGTTTTATGCTTTTACTTTAGGTAAGGCTTGTACCATTTCCGCTACGCTTGGCGGTGCGGGAGGCTGGAAAAATTGCAGAGGCCGAAGTATTAGATCTGATTTTGCGTTAGCTGCTGGTACTCGTGTCGTATTTTTTGCGGGAAAGATGGGCGTTGGTAGCGGCCAAGAAGGCTCTGGAGGTGGAGCTAGTTGTCTTATGACTTACGTTTCTGGTGCTTCTAGTGGCATAACTGTGAATGGGTTTACACCTTTAATCATTGCAGCAGGAGGAGGAGAAGGTTCTAGCAATGCAGGAACAACCCAAGAATTGTCTAGTGCTGCTCCTCCTTTGAGTGTTACTAGTCAATCAAACATTAACTCAACTAGAAACACTGCCACATCAGGCTCTTGTACTTATTACAGCAGTACTAACGATTATGCTGGTGGTGTGGGGCGTCCGGGGGCGCAAGGTGGTGGCTCTGGTTGGAAATCAGGTGCTATGAATAGTGATGCATCCGCTCTCATTTCAGGTTCTGTAGGGCTTGCTTACGGGGCTGTGGGAAATGTTGTTACGGGGTCAAACGCTCAAGGAGGCTTTGGTGGTGGTGGATATGGTATGGGTGGTAATTATTACGGCGCTGGCGGTGGTGGGCTGTATGGTGGCTTTGAAGGAACTGGTTGCACTGGATCTACAACTACTTACGAGGCTTATACTCCCGGTATTGGAAATACGATCGATAATAGATTAGGAGCTTTATCTTATGCAGATCCCAGTGGGAACAATACCACTGATAACGGTTTATGGGGTAATGCGGCTAATTACAGGCAAACTACTACTTCAAGCAACGGACGTGTCTATTTAAGTTTTACTTAGTATTAGCCGAATTAGTTAGGGATAGACAATAGGTTTATAATTTGAGGGCAATGTATTATTTTTATGGCTGATCGTCAGGCTCTTGTTCTAGAAAAAGCAGGTTTAGTAAAGCAAACAGAAGAAATTATTGCTAATTACAATCAACAAGTCAAAGATTTGTTAGGTGATTTACCTGCAACAACTCAAGCCAGCATTGATCCCTTAAACAAAAGGATTCAAGAAATCAATTTAGAAATAGTTGCAGATGTAGAAGCAGAAAATGGTGAGGCTTGTCCTGCATGATAAAAATAATAACGTGGATTAATTTTGCAGCGTTTATCCTTGGCGTTGCAGGGTTAGGTAGTGCGTTTCTTTTTAGATCAAAAATATTTGATGTTGTTTTAGATGGCGTTAAAAAAGAACTTCCTGCATTAGTGCAGGGAGCTATGCCAGAAATGCCCAAAATGCCCTCCTCCACTGGCCCTGTTAACCCTTTCGCTAAATGATCCAATTCAAGTCATTTAACGGCCTGACTTCTCTTGTCCTGGGCGGTGGTTTGATAGCTACGAACTTTATGAGCCTTAACCTTTTGGCTCGTAAAGATTCTGGTATTCCAGACATCGCCAAGCTTTCTAGCACTCCTTATAGCTCAATTCAAATTAGGAGTGAAACCAAGCCTGACGGTGCAGAGGAGTGGATTTTTAATTCTAAACAACACGATCCAAAGCTAGTTACAACAATCACAGATGATTCTCAGCCTACCTTCAATGGTGGGGTTAAAAAGAAATATACACATAAACAAGACGTAGCCCAATTTGCAATTTATCCGAAAGGACAAGACGGGAAACTTACAGCAGATCAGATTGCTTGTATTGAAAAAATGGCTCAGGGTAGAAGTAATGGGCAGTTAATTGCGGACAGTGCAAGCGTTTCAGTTAGCCCTGCTATAGCAAGCGTTCCAATAGTAGGCCCAGTTTTGGTAGGAATCTTCTTTGGACAAGCTAGAAAGCAGGTAGGAAATGTTGCGAGCGATATTGCTGGTCAGTGGAACGACTGCTAATATATTTTTACGCTTACGAACTGTTTAGCCTTTTGCGGTTGCACGTCGTTGAAGCAGATGCGATTTTTTCACACCAGTCCAGCCACGGTGAAGCCTTGCGTGGGCCAACTGTCCCTGAGACTGACAATCGGTCACTTCAGAACCCTGTAAACCTTGAAAGAGATACGTTCTCTGATTGGTCAATGCAGGGCTTTGTTGTATGGAAATAGATCCACCTTTAGCAAGAGAGGCAAGAGTTAGTCCTGTTAATGATGTTGTATTAATACCACCTAGAGAAATAATTCCACCAACAACATTAGGAGATTTACCTTTTGGCTTTGTGCCGTTAATTGATATTCCTTGTGTGATGGCTCGTGAAAAAGAGCTTGGAGCTGGAGATATGTTTACAACCGATCCCGAAGGCTCAATGGTTTTGTGTGATTATGCTCCTGTAACGATTCTTGCCCCTGATAGCGGTTCAATCCCTCAAGATATATCTGCTTTGGAACCGAAACCCGAAGCCCCTTATAAGCTCCTTAATTCAATAGGGGAGCAAACTGAGGAAGTGAAAAAGGAGGATGGAAAAAGCAACCAAAAGAGCAATACCAATGTAGGTAGTCAAAATTTAGAAACTCCAAATATTGATGGACAGTTTATTGCAGAATTTTTACCCTGCCCACCATTAGACACACTTGCTAAAACTCCAATTGGTTCGTTGGGAAAAGGCGGCCTTGCAAGGATTAAAGGATGGGAAAGAGATATTTTAACGGGCAAATGTGAAACGGTTTGGCAAGGATTAAACCCATTAGAAATAGCTGGAAATTACGCTCCCCCTGCTCCATTGCTGGTTTCAACATCTGCAATAGCTGTGACAAGTATTTTGGCGGTAGGTACTCTTCAACCCTACATAAAAATCGTTCAACGTCAGATCCAGAAGCAGGTGAAGAAAAGGTCTAAAGCCCTTGCTAAAAAGTTATTTAAGAAGAAGGAGAAGATAATGTCCCTTTCTGAAAGGAGAAAGGCGCAGAGGGATCGGATGAAGTAGTTTCAATACTGTGAGAATGATCTATTAATGTATTAGGTTCTGAGACTAATTCAATATCTGCGCATAATATTTCGTATTTTGAACCCTTCTTAAATCTAGTTCCACTCTTAAATAATTCTGAGCAGTGTTTAGCTCTTCCTAATTCAAATGACATTCTGGCATCTTCATGCTTTGCCTGTAAAAGATTAACTAGATGAGTTTGTGCTCTCCTGCAAGCACGCACAGATTTCCGATCTAAATTTATATTTAGGCTTAAACTTACTCCCGGTGAGATTGCCCAATTCGTCTTCTCAAATCGGTTTACTGTTTTATATCCTCTGATTAAAGTTGGGTCGTCAATTTCTCCATCACCTATCTCATTTCCGTTCTCATCGAAAGCACCTTTTACATCTTTAGTTGAATAAACAGGATCAAGAAAACTATCAACTTTTGGCATACCTCCTGAAATATTAGTACTAACAAAAGGTTGAACAACGAAGGTGTCACCTTGGCATTGAGCTTGATTTAATGATAAAGTATTTGTAAACTGCTTACTCGGCATATTTAACACACCCATATTAGTTACGGAACCACTGGAATTAGATATTGGATTATTGCTCATGCTTACCTCTGCAAATACTGGGCTAGGAATTATAAATAGTAAAGCAAATAAGCTCTTCTTCATTGTGTAAATGTGCTCATGGTTTCTGTTATTGATTCAGTAGTAATATCTCTAGAAATTCGGGTAAAATTCTTAAGTCCGGGTCCATGATATGAATTTAATAGGTTTGTACTTGCTCCTTGAGTGTGCATAGTAGCTGTAGGTAGAGTATTTAAGTTTGCTCCATAATGTGTTGTTGTTACACCGTTAACTGAATGAGTTCCTACCGTTACAATATCAGGCGTTAATTTACCTGTAACGCTTAAATTTGTACCACCTAAACTATATTCAAAACCTGTCTGATACTCCCACGTTTCTATTAACTCCACCGTTTTTTGAGTAGAAGTTGTGGTGCTTGATGTTGATCCACTTTGAAAATTTGGGACCACGGGAACAGCTAAGACCCTAGCAGTACCAACGCTTAAGAAAGCAATTAATAATGCAAATGCCTTCATTAATCACCAATTTGCAAAGCACTAGTTATTGATCCAGTCACAGAAGTTCCAGCAGCTCCTGGGGCCAGTGTTATTGTCCCCCCTCCTACGGATGTGATTGCAATCGACATCCCATTGTTCGATCCACCAGCCACATAAACAGCATCTAAACCTGATGGAAGACTTGTTAATCCTGCATGAGTTAACGAAGCTGCTGAACTTACACTTGAACCTTGTATATACGATTCTGAAAAACTTGTAGCGGCCCCTGCCGTGGTCTGACTGTAACTTCCAGAACCTAAAGTAGCAGCGACTCCTGTCAAAGCATTATTGGATGATGCTGGCACATCTAAATGCCCAAGGGTTGAGGCTGTGACTCCAGTGCTAGACATCGTATAAGTACTTGGAACGGCCTTAACATGAGAATAAGCACCGTCAACAATTCCTTGAGATGTGGCTGTTATTTTGTGAATAATTGGCCCTGCCTGTATAGGTGTTGCTAATAAAAGCAAGAGGGGAATAAAGCGTTTCATAAGTAAGCCTTACTGATTTGTGCTAATAATCCTAATAATGCCAGAGCCGCACTAACTACTGCGGCAGCTTGGAATACTCTTTTTTCTAATAATCTTACTCGATCCTCCAGATCTCCTATCTTCTCCTCTGCTCTCTTCAATTTCATCTCGGTACAAACAATTCTGGTTTCCTGCCGAGCATCAATCGAAAGATCTTCACTCATCATGTCAACCTCCCTTGGTCGTTAATAGTTCTATTTGTAATTGGATCTATTTTTGGCTCTACTGGAATAAGCTTTATCGGTGTCTCCACTCTAATTGTTTGATAATTAGCCCCTCCTATTTGGGGTCCATTTGTTTTACTTTTGTCTTCATCTATTTTATAAGTTCCATCACCTTTTTTGGAAGTAGTTGAAATATTAAAGGAGGCTAAAACCCCTGTAAACACTGAAGCTATGAATGTTGGATCTATTTTCTGTTGAGGTATCCCTGGGATGGAAACGTAATTTAAAGTTAATATTGCACCCGACCACCCAAGGACCACAATTTTTATAAGTGTAGTCGTGGTATCATCTAAGCCGTCCTTGAATTTTTGAAAAGGGTTCTTCTTTTTAGGATCTTCTGGTTTTGTTTCGGCCATATAGAAAAACGAGTAAACATGTCTACATTAGACACAAATGGTTAAAAAGTAATGAAATTCCTTTCTCAGGAGCAAAAGGAAGTAATAGCCAAGGCCCACGGGTTAACCGTTGAATCTATTAATAAAAGAATTGAAATCTGGAGCCTTATTAATGATCCTGATATTTCTAAACCAGATTTAATAGCCGCACAAAAGGAATGGATTAAGATCCAGCAAGCTACATGGCCCAACGTACATGAATGAAATCTATGCGGCCCTGGTCGGTGCAAGTGCCTCGGCCTTTCTAATGGTTTTAAGTAACCGAAGCTCAAAGTCGAATAATACCTTCAGAGAGCTATTTCATAGAATGAACGCTGTAGAAAAAGACATCGCAAGGCTTGAAGCTAATAGACCTAGAAATTGGCGTGGACAATGAAAAACCCCTAGCGTCCTCTAAGAGCTAAGGGCATCTCTGACTACATCAAGTCCCACCTCGATGTCTGTAACTTGCTTTTGGTAAATTACAAAACAAGTCTAGTCGTTTTCAGATATATTTCACCAATGAAAAATTTATTCTTTAGTAGTAACCAAGGTAAACGCTTCACACTTTGGGTTCTTGCTTCTGCTACCGAACAAAATAACAACAGTCTTAATCAATCAGACGTTGACTTTATAGAAGCTAGACTATGGCCTAATCGAACATTAAAACTTCAATGAGTATGTATAAGACCGAATGGTTAGAAGAAGACCGTCAAAGAGTCATGAACATGGAGCGTTGGTATATTCTCGATGGCCGTCATAGACCTGATCATCCTCAACATGGCATCTATACTGGTTTAGCGGCTAAAGCAGATGACCTCGACAGTTTCGACGGAATTGTGTAATTGCCCTCATTGCCAAGAATTAAGAAGGCAGCAAGCTAGGCATGGAAAATGGCAGGAATGTTTGCTAGACATAAAGAAAAAAGATGGCAAGCGTTCCACCTCCTGAGTTTGTAATGTTGATGGAGTTGATTGAAAATATGAAACCAACGCTAGAAGAAGAATTAACGATGGAACGTGAAATAAGACGGCTTCAAGCGTCAGAAGATATTGAAGAGATGAGACGTTATGCCGAAGCCATGACGAGACAAAACCATGAGCAATCACGATTCATTGCTGGTTGTTTACAAGAGATCCATGTTCTAAAAGCAAAGTTGGCCTGTGCTAATACCGTTGTAAAGAAACCTTGGCTTCATAAAATGTTTGGGCTATAATCAACATAACTAGACCTATTTATCAAGCCATTGATTTGGCCTCTGCTCTGGTAGAGCGTCGGTACTTTAAAGCCTCTAGTCCGCTTACTGCTAGAGGTTTTTTAGTTTGTACTCGCTACCATAAAAAAAGACCCACCGTAGGGTCTGCATTGGAAAAGAAAGACCCCTCGTAATTGAGGGGTTTTTTCATGTTTAAGCTTGAGGTGAAATTGTTCCGCCTTCGTTGTTTGACCAATAAGATCCCCAAACAGTAAAGCCTTCTACTTCCTGAAAATCATTCTTGCCTTTATAGACACGAATAGTGGAGCCTCCTAATTCAGCATCAGCCGCTTGAGCCATGAGCCATTTTGCGGCTTTCTTTGCTTCTTCAGGTGTGAAGTCAATAATTAAGTTTTTATCTGGGGCTTTTGAATTGCCTTTCTGATCTTTGTTTTTAAAGCGAAAACGTGCTGTAAAAGCTGAGTCCATGATTAAGTAAGGGGTTGGATGTTGTTTTTTTGTTCCCACTCAATGCAATCATCAAGTCGGTAACGGATGCGAGGGGCATAAGGATTCAATGGTGTTGGCCCTATGTCCTCAAATGGAGGCCCGGTTGCCTCGCCTTTTCTTGTCTTCTTTCTCCATAGCACCAAAGTATGAGAAGAAACGGCATAACGCTTTTCAAGCTGTTTTGCTGTTAGGTATTCAGTCATTTATCTTCCACCTCTAAGATCGCTTGAAGTATTAGATCTCTTTGGGTTTCGTTTATTTTCCCTTCGCTGTAACGGTCACTCAACCTAGTTTTTACAGAGTCAACTTTGTCTGGATTCTTTTTAATATAAGCAATAAATTGTTTAGTTAAAGCTTCTCCGTCTT